TCCCTTGCCCTCTCGCCAGAAGCCCGCCGGTACTTCGTCCACTACGAGGCACGCTGCCAGGGTGATGTGCACCGCACCACCATCCCTGCCCAGGGGGCACTGATCGGCAAAGCCGCTGGTAAGGCCCTTCGCCTGGCAGCGCTTCTGCACCTGATTCATCAGGGCTGTGCCGACGGCTGGCACTCCGATCTGGTGTCAGTCGAGGTGATGGAACGCGCCTGCGTCCTGGTTGATCACATCAACACCTGGACCATGGGCATGCATGCCGAGGTGGCCGAGGGAGCCAACGACCTGATGCGGCTGATTCACAAGGTCGCCGAGACAACACCTGGCCAGTCGGTTGGCTGGAGGGACATCCACTGCCGGTTGAGCAAGGCGCAACGCAAGGACATCGACTCGGCCGCAGCAACGGTCGCGATGGGAGCGCTTGCAGATCTCGGAGTCGGGGAACTCGAACGCGGCGCTCGCGGTGCTGCCCGGTACAAGGCCACTGCTCCACTGCCATAGCCGCGTGGGCTCCGTGGGTCGAATGTGGACTGGGCAGCCCACATAGGAAACCCCAGTCATCGCAACGGATCTAAGGAGAAAAAGAAGAAGGGTGGGTTGTGTGGGTCTTTTTCTGTGTTCTTTCTCTTATCCCCCCTTCTATGAGCGGCTCTACACGCACACGCACCCAGACAGGGCCCACATGACCCACACAGCCCACAGAAGCCGAGATCGCAGTCATACCAGTCGATCTGAATGTGGGGTGGTCGTCCACGTAGCGACCCACATCAGATCTGAGACAGCCGCCGACCCATGGCGACCTGTCTCGTCTCCGCTCCGCTGCTGCCTCTCCTGACTCCTCCACCCTATAAGCGTCCATCGAACGAATGAATGAACATGGCAAAAAGCCAGTGAGACACTGGGGTTTGCTGGGTTCACCTGGGGGTTCACATCAGCTGAAAAGTGAACGCTCTGTGCCAGCAGCCCCAACTGGCACACGACGTTCACACGGGAGGGCGGTGTGAACGTCGTGTGAACCCCCCAAAGTGAACTCAGATCCCGTGCCAAGACAGGGAAGTGGGTCAGATGTTCACACGGAATCAGGGACGCTTACGCGCGCGTGCGCGAGGGCTTCGCCGTGAGCACCACGATCGACGGCTTCTGCCTGCACCCGCCCACTGAGAGCCGTGTCGAAAAGGACTGCCATGCCGGTGCACCGGGCTACTGCCCGGCCACTTCGCTGCAGGCTCACCCACGTCTCCGGACTCCTCTTCCCTATAAGCGTCCATCAATCATGTGAGTGAACATGGCAAGAAAGCAGACAGGGACTGGAGTTTGGCAGGGTCACCTGGGGGGTCACACGGCCCCAAAAGTGACCCTTGTGGACCGGTCGCCTCAACTGGCACAAGGATGGTCACATCCAGCGGCCGTGTGACCCCGATGTGCCCCCCCTTGTGACCATCCAGATCCCAGTGCAGGACTCAAAAATGCCCGAAATGGTCACACGGATGCAGGGACGCTCGCACGCGTGCGCGACCTCCAGCGCCTGGCTCACCCCCATCCCTGGCCTGGAGCGTCGCGATCCGGAGCACCGCTACTGGCTGGGTGATCACCTCTTCCCGGTGTCGATCACGGGCGTGCTGGCCCACGGCAAGGGGGAGTTCGCCATGGGGCGGATCGAGGCGACGCGGCAGGTGTGGGCGCCGCGCGGCAATGCCTGCCACCGGGCGATGGAGCTGTTCCTCACGGCGCGGCGGCCAGCCGAGCTGGAAACGGGACCACCGCTGGGAGCCGATCCCCTGGATGAGCTGGGAGAGCTTGCCGATGGCGATTATGCAGATTGGATTCATCCCCTGCTCACCCATGAGCGCTGGCAGCAGGTGGAGGTGATCGCCTCGGAGCGCGCCACCTGCTGCCTGATCCGCAATGTCGCCGGCACCTACGACACGGCCTTCCTTGATGACCAGCTGCCGATCCCCCAGGGCCGGCCCCAGGGGGTGAGCGGTCCGGCGCGGGTGCTGGCGGATCTCAAGAGTCTCGGGGCCAACGGCAGCACCTACTGCACCCGCGCCCAGCTGGGTGGCTACATGGCCCTGGAGTGGAGCCACGGCCACTGGATCGACTACGGCCAGACGATCTGGTGCCGACCCGGTGGAACGTGCTTCTCGCCGCTCTACAGCCGGCAGGACTGCCTGGTGGCCTGGGCGGCGGCCTACACCGCCTACGCAGAAGCCCACTGGCCGTTCTGATTGGGGCTCACTTGCTGAGCCGCTAAGCTTTCCTCAGAGTCCTGAGGCGTGGTGGTTGTTTCTGTTCCTGGGTCGGCCATGGTGCAATCGGACGCCGGCGCTTCGCCATCGGTGGACGCCCTGATTGCCTCCCTCGGAGAAGGGGAAGAGGCGATCGATCGTCTGCTCGAGGCCGTCGTCGCGATCAAGCGCCAGCAGCGCGCGCTTGACGATCAGCTGGGCGTCCTGCTCGATCAGCTGCAACAGCTGCATGAGCGCGGTGATGTGGATGCCTCCTTCCACTTCAACGACACCGCCTTCTCCTGGAGTCCGGGCCGGTTGCAGTTCACCTATCCCGAGCCGGTGCTGGCCCTGGAGCACCAGCTCAAGCTCGCCCGCAAAACGGCCGAGGGCAACGGCACCGCCGTCCGCCGCCACGGCCGGCCGTTCTGGACCGTCAAGCTCCTCTCCGCCTGATGGCTCTCGCCGCTGCGCACCTCCATCACGCCCCTCACCTGGCTGCATCCCCCGTTGGGGCGGCCGCTACGGCCATGCTGGCGCTGGATCTCGGCACCAGCACCGGCTGGGCGCTTCTCGATCGCAGCGGCCGCATCTGCAGCGGCAGCCAGCCCTTTCGGCCCCAGCGCTACGAGGGTGGTGGCATGCGCTTCCTGCGCTTCCAGCGCTGGCTCAAAGAGCTGAGCTACTCGCCCGCCTCACCCGAGCAGCCGCTGATTGATCAGGTCGTCTTTGAGGAGGTGCGGCGTCACGCCGGCGTCGATGCCGCCCACGCCTATGGCGGCTTCCTCGGCCAGCTCGGCTCGTTCTGCGAACACCACCGCGTCCCCTATCAGGGCGTTCCGGTCGGAACGATCAAGCGCTTCATCGCCGGCAAGGGCAACGCCAGCAAGGAACAGGTGATCGCCGCCGTCCGCGGGCTGGGCCACAGCCCGGTGGATGACAACGAGGCTGATGCCTTGGCGCTGCTGCACTGGGCGATCGCCAGCGGCACAGCTGCCGCCGCCGGTGGCAACGATGGCTGAGCGTCGCCATGGCCGTGGCCGCCGGCCGCTACGCAGCCCACCTCCGCATCAGGCCCCAGCCGATGCGATCGATCTGCTGCGGGTCGCCGCCAGCAATGAAGACGACGACGGCAATCCGATCGCCAGCGGGCAGGAGGGTGTGGATCCCAGCAGGCCGATCGGGCCGGGCAATCCACCGCGCAAGACCCGTGATCCAGAGCAGGCCCCAAGGCCCTCCCGCTACGAGGTCGAACGGCGCGTGGCCGAGGCGCAGCTGTGGGTGGCGCAGCGGCTGCCGATGGCGGCGATTGTCGAGAACGCTCGTAGCAGCTGGGGCGTCCGCAACATCCAGACCGTCTATCGCTACCTCGATCTGGCACGGCAGCGAATGGTGGAGGAGCTGATCTCCGACCGCCGCCGGCACCAGGCGGAGCAGATCTTTGCCCTGAACGAATGCGCCCGTCGGGCCATGGATGCCGAGCAGTTCTCCGCCGCCGTCGGCGCCTTCCGGGTGATCGCCGAAATCGGCGGCCTGCTGCGGGCGCCGATCAAGCCGCCGGAGGCCAAGAGCTGATGGCTCGGATCGCATCCACCGCAAGCCCCAGGGCCCGGGTCCCCAGCGAGGGCGGACTGCTGCTGGACCCCGTCACCGACCGCTGGGCCGACTGGGGGCTGCTCGGCGTTCCCGATCCCGATCGCATCACGACGACATCGGCGGCACTGATGTTCCGCGACTTCATTGGGGCTGCCTTTCCGAGTTTTCTGCATTCCCGCTTCTCCGAGGCGCTGATTGACCTGCTGCAGCAGGTGGCCGACGGCCAGCTGACGCGCCTGATCGTCTGCTGTCCCCCTCGAACAGGGAAGAGCCAGCTGGTGTCGCGC